TATCTACAGCTAAGGATGCCTGTATAATTGTTAGAACACAGTGGTCTGGCATAGATAGGTTGAACAAGTACACATACACAGAGCCAGTCAAAAGATTCCTACCTTCAATGACTCCTTCCACTATTTTAACTGAAGTTCCAGACAATGAGAAGATTAGACTCGGTAGAAGATTTGCCCTGACTGCCGCCAGAGTCATTTCATCACAGCCGGGTGCGGTCGGTGTCTACATAGGTATTTGCAATGTTTTGCGCATTAAAACATCTAGTGTTCCATCCTCAACAGTAAACTCCATCCATAGATCAGTCACGTCTTCATTCGGAAGAGGTGATGTATCAATAAGCATTCCAACAGCCTACATTGCATCATCATATTCATGTATATCTGATAGACTATACAAGGAGTTGGTTACAGAGAGAGCCGATAGAACCACATACACAGAATATGGCAGAATTATAAAGTATCTGTCTGACTTTTATTCGTCTGGCCCAATGTCAGAAGGAAAGCTTGTTAAAGATGTTAAATATATTAAGGTTAATTGTCCCAGGACTAATATGATAAACCACCCTATGGCAAATAGGTCAATTCCAAGTAGAGATCTTGTCGACACTAAGATAACCAAACTCCTAACTGAGGAATTAGTTATGGGTAGTAGACTGGCAAAAAGCTCATCTGATGAGAATGGACAAGTTGGAATCATATCAATGCTAAACGAGATAGGAGAAGACAATGTCAAGGCACTCTATGTTAAACAATTTTCTGATAGGCTTTGGAATTTATGCAACATCAATAAACCTGTTATGGTTCAATCATCCCACTTAATGCTTCCAAGGTTTTACGCTCATTATATAATATCAGAGTCAATTGTGACAGTCGGATACAATATGTCTAGCAATGAAACTAAGATGAGGCTTTATGAGGCATTTTATAACAGCATGCTGGGTGCCAATCAAGTCCACTATAATAATTCTCGTGTTGTGCATAATTTCAGAGATTTGCTTGGGAAATTAGGTGTCAATAGGGATGAATACTTGCATGCCGTGAAATCAGTTACAGATGCAGTAATGAAGATGGACTATGACCAATCAGTGCTTAGCAGTTTTGGACCAACTTTCTACGCAAGTGATGAATTCATCAGAGCAACTATGAGGATGATTTACAGAAAAGATGTTGACAGTGAGAAATCACTTCCAACAGCTGCAATCACACTCAATTCAGGATTATCAAATCAAATGACTGCAGCGCAAAGAAGGAGTATTGCTGACACTTTGAAATTACTCATCGACAAAAACATCAACGTTGTTTACAAGTCATTGGAGAGGGAAGATGATTATTACCCTACAAGCAAAATTACAGAAAATATGGCTGGTATATTCATGTTTGTTAATGCAGGAATTGCAAGATCTGTTCTTAGATCATCAACTCATAGACCTGGACCATACAATACAACATCATTCATCATCCAAGCATTCAAGTTTTGGAAATTTATTAAATACCTAGGCAAAGTTGGTTA